AATCTTGTGAAGTAAGTTCGGCATCTACATACGCTTTGATTGATTGTTGAGTTGCAAGGGCAGTATTGCTATTACTTCCCATGTTATCTTCATCAAGTATTGAAGTTACTGTTTGTCCAGATAAAAAGGTAAGGTTTGGTATTTTAAAATTAAGACTTGAAGCATCTGAATCTACAGTAGATAACCACCTTACGTTTGCATGGTCGTATATAAGACCTGCACCATTATCACTTGACCCTGCGGTATAACCTTCTCTTATTGAGCGACCAAGAACAGCGTTGGGTCCGCCTGGTCCTTGTATGCCTACCGTTACAACTGAAATTTGAGTGTTATCTGATACCGTAATGGTATTGTTTGGACTTACATCAGAAACTGTTATTTTACTTACTGCCATTACCTACTTACGTTACCTCTGACTGAAAATGTGCCTTCCATGATTCTGGAAACCGTACCGTCACCTGCAGTAAGTTTCAAATCATAAACTCCGTCACCAATATCTAGGTTTCCTGTATCGGTTGCGGAAACGGTAAGAACTACAGTACCTGCGGCACCACCTAAAGTTATTCTTGAATTTGCGACAGTAAGGGTAAGAATCTCTGCACTGTCATCTTGGTTGTAACGCAAGTCCATTTCGGCGGCGCTGTAACCAGTAAGATTGACTAAATTATCACTGCTATCCTTGAGAGTTAGGGTTCTGCCAAAGGTTGCCCCTCGCTCTATGATGAAATGATGAAACCCTGCCGCCATATAAAATTCCTCTTGTTATACAAAGCATGGTATCTACCATTTATCCGTGAGCATCTGCTCAACTCATCATATCAGATGAGATTATTTTTTTGTTGCTTTTTTGGTTGTTTTTTTAGCGGTTGTTTTCTTAGTTGTCTTTTTCTTAGGGACTTTCCCACCTTCATATGCTTCATTCACATCAGGTGTAGAAGGGTCATCTGCTATATAATGTCCTTTGTCGTTTCTTGCCCTTACTGGCTCCCCAGTTTCAACGTCTGAAATATCTTCCATTTTGACTTCTTGTGCCCAACCATTTGCTACAAATGATTTCATGATACCGTCTTGCCAATCATCTTCATCTACAGAAACTATTTCATCTGCAAAATAAAGTCTGGTATCAGTACCAAGTTCATTAGCCGCGGCGGGTTTGGGAACTATCTGCTTGTATGTTTTCTTCGCCATGTTTTACCTCATAAAAAGTGGGACAGAGAACCCCTGCCCCACCTTATTTAATTACACAGTAGAGCTTGAGTCAGCATCTGTGTTGTGTCTAGGATGTGATTTAATCACAGAAGCAGCAACCGCAGTCCCAGTTGAATGGGAACCTGTAAAGTCAGCTACGACTCTGATGTATCTTGAACCTCCAACATAACCAATAGTGGCTACTTGTGGAGTTTCTGCATTATCATCCAAAGTTAAAAAGATTCCATTGGAATCTACAGTCCCGTCAGTCACAGCAGTGCTTGACGTAACAGCAGTGTAAGTTGAATCATCAGATGATTCTTCCAATTTGAAATCAATTTTTACAGAACCAGAAAGTGTTACGCCCTCTGCCCCTGTGTCTACAACAACAGTTCCGCCTTCAAATCCCTGTAAGTCTATACCTGTGCCGTTGGCATCAGATGTTCTTACAGCGGGAGCCAAAGATTGAGCTACTGAGATACTATTTGCTAAATCTCTCATTTATGCCTCCTTATGCGCTAATGTTTTGTTTAACAATGGCTTCTGCTTGTACCACTTGTCCACCAACTCTACGTCTTGCAATGTATCTAACATTACCAGTTGTAGCTTGAGTGTACTCGTCACGAAGCACTGCCATTTGGACTCTATCAACAATCATGTATGCTCTTTGGAAGTCTCCAAACACAATTGGTTTAGCTGAACCCGCAACGTCTGGCATATCAGTTGCCTCAACGTATGGGTAGCCAAGAATTGTGTTAGTTGCTCCACCAGTAAGCATCATGCCCGGCTGAAAGATGTACTGACCTGCAGTATCTTTTAGCTTTCTGATGTCTGCCAAAGTAGTTCTGTTGAAAATGAAAGTACCGTTTCTTGAGTACTCAGATTTAATTGAGTGTACAAGAGTGATAATACCGTCACTTGTCAAAGCAGTACCATTACCAGAGTTTACTGAGCTTACACTTGAGTTTGTAAGTATTCCCTCAGGTTTTCCGATAGCATCACCTGATACGAAAGCAGTACCTTCCGCTTTTGCGAATTGAGTCGCAAATTCGGATTGCATCTCTGCTTCCAAATCAAAGACAGTATCTTCTAAGTCCTGCTCGGAAATATCTACTAACGCATAGTATTCGTGGGCTGGAATTTCTTCCAAACCAACGGTATACCCAGTAGTTTCAGAACGAGTACCTGTTTCAGCGACCCATTGTGCTGCAAACGTACCAGTTCTTTTTGGAACTTGAACACTTCTTTGTCCAGTTGAACGGACTCTAGCTATAGACCTGATAGGTGAGATTTCTGTTACTGTTTTTAACAGCTCTCTAACATATTCAGGCGGAGCTAAATATCCACCAGTTGTGTCGTTACTTACAGTAAGAGCTTTCTTTTCAAAGTCCTCAAGACCTTGTGAGCCCTTTCTGCAGTACGCATCAAATGCAGCAGTTTTTTCGTCAATTTCTTTGTTATCAAATCCGAACTGTGGTCTTTTCAACATAGTTTCAAGATTGTCTAACTTTTCATTAACTTTTTCCTGCTGTGCTTTAGTTTGAGTGATGTCCTGATTAATGTCCTCAAGAGAATTCATTTTTTCTTCAATGACTTCAATCTTAGAGTTCAAGTTGGCATCAACTTCCAAACCTTTTTCTAATCGGTCTAACTTCTCGTCATTAGCTTTTTTGAATTCCTCAAAAGCTTGTCCGTATTCCGTTAGAACCTCTTTTACTTCATCTACCATAGTTTTTACCTCGCTATATAGATTTTAGGGTTTTAGTTAAGTTTTTTATGGCATCTACCAATTCTGCATCATCAGAAAAGCCGTCAGACATCTCGTTTGACCTTTTTTCTTCAAACACATGGTGTACGGCTTTTGCCGCTACCTTTGCCTCTGAACGAGAAAGATTGAAAGCATCTCGCATTCCGTTTTCCCATTCTCTTATTGTAATATCTTCTGACTTGACCATGTCCACTTGCGCTTTAGGGTTCATGGGGAAAGTCACCAAAGATACTTCCATAAGTTCTACATCTTCTATGATTCTTTTGCGTGTTCGCTTATCATAGGTATATCCTTTTTCGTTTGTTCTAAAGCCAATTGATAATCCAGACAGTGCGCCCATTTTCATCAATTCATATGCTTCACGACCTGCTTGAGTTTGCATAGCCAATTGACCTTTTACATATAAACCTTTTTCATCTTCTTGCATTTTTGTAAATATACCGATTGGCATATCAGACTTGTGTTGATATAACATCTTGATACCCTTTGCGCCTTTCTTTCTAAGACTCTTTGTGAAAGCACCTTTTCTTATGACGTCATTTCCTAAATCTGTATTATTGAATATAGAACCATAACCTTCAAATACACCTTCATCTTCTTCATCTGCTTTTAATTCTGCTTTTATTTCAAAGATAGATTCAAAGTCTTTAAGTTCATTGCAAGAACAATTATCTGATTTCTTTTTAGGTTTCTTTTTATCTTTGTCATCTCCATACCCAGAAACATTGCGTCCTTCTGCTGCAATATAGGCGTCATGGGAAGCACAAGGCATAAATACTTTATTACCGTCTTCATCATGAGAATGAGTACCAGAGCAACCTATTTCTTTTGCTCTTTCTTCTGCTTCTTCTTGAGTTGTAAAAACATCTCTACGAACTCTTGCTTTCTCATCATCATTTCTTTTGAAATCTTCTATGTGTTCGGTTGAACAGATAGCTATGTCTTGTTCTTTACTGAAATCCATAGTGCTATCTCCTTCGGATTGTTGCATTACACAAATTATATAATCATATAGTCTTATGTGACAACATCATTTTCATCAACATAAAGAATTACACATCTACAGTTGATAACGTTTTTTGCGCCACCCCTTTGGTCACCTGCATATTTCATAGGCATACCACCGACAAGAAAGTCTCCGTCCATGTTTACAGTTTGCCCATTTGCTTCTGCATGAAATGACCTTGTTCTTACATCAGATACAGAACACCACCTCTTCATCATATTGATTCCCAGATTGTCTGATAACGTACCGTGATATTTATGATTCGCAAAGGAAGCCACATTATGTGTTTCTGTTCTTGCTATAAGTTTGGCTCTACTCCTGAATATATTTGAAAACTTATCTTGTATTCCACGTGCTATCACGGGTATAGATAATTCATCTGCTCTTAGTCTTACAATTTCTTTTTGTATTGCGTTTGCTTGTCTTTGTGCAATACCACTTAATATTAAAGTTTTTGTTCTAAAATATTCATTGACCATACCTTCAATATCCATGTTTCTACCAAAAACAAAGGCATCATCTTTTCTAAATCTTTTGTAATATCCCTCATTACTTTCATACATTGCTAAGAAAACCCTGCGATAAAATGACAACAACACAGGGTTGAGTTCTTCTAACAATCTATTACTAGCGACCTCTGGTTGGTAAACGCCTGTTTCTGTATATAGAAAAAGCGTGGTATTTAAGAATCTTCTGAAAACAGTATTCAATCTGGTATTGATGAAAGACTCAAACCTTTTGCGAAAGTTTGTTTGTCGCCTTATCTCTTGAGCAACAGATACCCTACCTCTCTTGAAAGAAGCAAGTTCTTTACTTGCTAGAGAGAGGGTGTCCTTTTGGGAATAAGTCTTGGTCATGTTTACCGCCTTGGAATCTTCCTGTTCTTAATGCCGCCAAAAATGAATTCACCCGCGCATATGCCCACTGGTCTGGACCAGAAACTCTAGGTCTTACACTGCCGGGGTTTGTATTGTATGCACCGACTCCCCTACGAAACACAGCTTCCAACATTCTCACTGTTGCTCTTTTCTTTGGATTATCCCCATATTTTTCATTGTGTTTATCAACTTTATTTTTCAAACCTTCTTTCACCTTTGCTGAAACTTGTTTTATATCTTCTACAATCTCAATGTGAACGTCAGTCTCTAAAGGTTCAATGTCATCTAATTGAAGCTCTTTTGGTTCCTTACGACCTTCTAGCTTTTTGGTGAGTTCTAAGATGACATCTTTCATGCCTTGTTGTCCAAGTTTAGGATTGATTACGCCCCACTTAATAAGTGCTACCACACCTGCAACATTGGACATATTAGGTTCTTTACCACCTACAAATTGATTACCGTCTACTACACTATGTCTTGCCGCCCATGCTTCCCTTTCTTTTATCCACTTTAATACTGCAGGTGATTCAGAGCCGTCTCTAGCTCTGCCCCATAGCATGAAGGCTTCATTGCCTCTAATATTGCCACCTGCTCCCCATATTTTTTTACCAACACCAACCTCTTTGAGATTTTTTGCAAAGTTATAATCAAACTGTGGGTATTCAGAATTTCTTAAAGATATTTTTTTGTCATCACCTTTGTTTGGAAAGTTTGTTAGCTCATCTTTGTCCTCATTTAAAACAATTTCCTCATCTAACCATTCCTCATCTTCAAATAAAGGAATGTCATATTCTTCTTTATCCTCATCATTTATTGGGTTCTCTGGTTCTTCAACGACTGGTGAACCAATCGGCATAAGTGCCGCATTGATGTATATTTCATCTCCACCTTCTGCAGGGCTCAGTCCAATAATCTCTCTGGCTTCATTTCGGGTCATGATTCCTGAGTTCACTGCATTTGTAACGTTTTCGTATGTTTGTCTTTTCTTTTCTGCAAGTGCGGGTATACCCTCAAAGTCATAACAGAACTCAAGTTCTTCTGAGAACATAGGGACCAACCACTCATTCAAATCAGATTGAATAAGTTTTAAATGTGGAATTATTGTCTCTTCATACAGAGCCAGTCTTGCTTCTGCAACGTTGCTATAAGTCTGTGAATCAGGGACACCAACTAATTGATTAGGAACACCAAAACACAAAGCAATGTCTGTGGCACTCATATGTTTTAAGTTTATGAAATCCATATCTTTTGGACTAAGACCCATTTCTTTCCAATCAAAAT